GGCGCCGACTCTGTAATTGATTGTGTATAACATCCGCCGTCTATATTCACCCTTTACGCTTCGCCGGTTTATTCTTACGGCGGCGGGCGCGGGTCGCTGGTCGCGGGGTCGCAGCCTAATGTACCTCAGGCAATCCACTCGGTCATCTGACCCAACCACCCCCCCACACTGACTTTTCGTTTTTAACCGCGCCTCATCGGCAGCCTTACCATATATCGTCACAATCATCGGTGACCCGAAATGAGTAACATAACGGTGGACGGCCCATGTTTTGACCCCATTGTGGTGCGACATTTTGGCGATCGTTCCATTTTTGTGTCTTCATAAAAAATCGAACCCAAGTACGGAGCTTTTTTTATGGAGGGTCTGTCCCCCAACGACGGCGGGATGCGCCCTTGATTTTGCGCCGAGTTTTATCTGTTTGAATCATCATGTTCGAGAGATTTGGTGATTGGATTTGGATTAGGATGTTTCGTTGATTCTTGTACCTGAATTAGCATTTGAATCTCACTACAATCTCTCAGCATCTTGTATTACATCCTCCGTCTATATTTACCTACGGTGGGGGGTCCGTCCCCCAACGACGGGTTCTGGGGTGATCCTCCGTCGATATTTACGGCTGTGATGTTATCCTATGTTATGGGATGATTTTTATCCGTTTGAATTAGGATGATTGAGAGATTTGGTGATTGGGTTTGGATTAGGATTATTGAGAGATTTGGTGATTGGATTTGGATTATCATGTTTCGTTGATTCTTGTACCTGAATTAGCATTTGAATCTCACTACAATCTCTCAGCATCTTGTATTACATCCTCCGTCGATATTTACCTACGGTCTATATTTACGGCTGTATTGCGATCCTTGATTTATGGCTGATTTTTATCCGTTTGAATTACGATGTTCGAGAGATTTGGTGATGGTTTGATTCATAATATTTGAGAGATTTGTTGATTGGGTTTGGATTATCATGTTTCATTGATTCTTATATCTGAATTACCGTTTGAATACCACTACAATCTCTCGGCATCTTGTATTACATCCTCCGTCGATATTACCTACGGTCTATATTTACGGCTGTATTGCGATCTTTGATTTATGGCTGAGTTTTATCCATTTGATTTATCATGTTCGAGAGATTTGCTGATGATTTTATCCGATTGATTTATGATGTTCGAGAGATTTGTTGTTTGTTTGATTCATCATGTTTGATAGATTCTTGTACCTGAATTAGCATTTGAATACCCTACAATCTCTCAGCATCCTCTATTACATATTGTATTACATCCTCCGTCGATATTTACCTACGGTCTATATTTACGGTGGGGATGCGATCTTTGATTTGTTGATCATTTTTATCCGTTTGATTTATCATGTTTGAGAGATTTATTGTTGGTTTGGATTACGATGTTCGAGAGATTTATTGTTGGTCAATTATTATAATACATACCCTACAATCTCTCAGCATCCTATATTACATCCTCCGTCGATATTTACCTACGGTCTATCAGCATCCTATATTACATCCTCCGTCGATATTTACCTACGGTCTATATTTACGGCGGTGATGCTATCCTTGTTCTGTGGTTGATTTTTATCCGTTTGATTTATCATGTTCGAGAGATTTGTTGATTGGTTTGATTTATCATGTTCGAGTGATTTATTGTTGGTTTGGATTATCATGTTTGAGAGATTTATTGATTGGATTGGATTATGATGTTCGAGAGATTCTTGTATCTGAATTAGTATTCAATACATACCCTACAATCTCTCGGCATCCTCTATTACATAGTGTATTACATCCTCCGTCGATATTTACCTACGGTTGATATTTACGGCGGTGATGCTATCCTTTGTTCTGTGGTTGATTTTTATCCGTTTGATTTATCATGTTCGAGAGATTTATTGTTGGTTTGAATTACGCTGTTCGAGAGATTTATTGTAGGGGTTGACTCATCATGTTTGATAGATTCTTGTACCTGAATTAGCATTTGAATACCACTACAATCTCTCAGCATCCTCTATTACATCCTCCGTCGATATTTACCTACGGTTGATATTTACGGTGGGGATGCTATCCTTGTTCTGTGGTTGATTTTTATCCGTTTGAATTACGATGTTTGAGAGATTTATTGTTGGTTTGGATTATGATGTTCGAGAGATTCTTGTATCTGAATTAGTATTCAATACATACCCTACAATCTCTCGGCATCCTCTATTACATAGTGTATTACATCCTCCGTCGATATTTACCTACGGTTGATATTTACGGCGGAGATGCTATCATTCGTTCTGTGGTTGATTTTTATCCGTTTGATTTATCATGTTCGAGAGATTCTTGTATCTGAATTAGTATTTGAATATCCCTACAATCTCTCGGAATCCTATATTACATCCTCCGTCGATATTTACCTACGGTTGATATTTACGGCGGCGGCGGCGGCTCATCTTCATCATCCTCTATCATCCTATTGTATTTTCATCGTATTGTCTTCCATCTCCGCCACCCCTTCGTCTATCCTTTACCTCACCCCTAATACCCTATTATACCCTATATATTACTAACCCGAAGTCGGTAACATAAATATAAGTGAATCGCATTCCTTTTACACCATGATTTCACCATATTTCATCATCCGCCCACCATTGCGCCCTAATACCCTATTATACCCTATATATTACTAACCCGAAGTCGGTAACATAAATATAAGTGAATCACATTACCTTTACACCATGATTACACCATCCTAACAGGAATACTACTTAAACACATTCACTTATATTATATGACATTATGATGATGACCATATGACATCATAACTTTTTATTCTTTCACTTTTTTTATGATCCACCCTTTTTCGGTCTTCTCCAATAAAATTGATTCTATTTTTTCTCTTTCTATATTTCTCACCGACGCGTCTTTAATGTAATGCGGCGGTCCTGATTGAGCTTTATTGTACTCTATCTTGTAACACACACCGGCATGGCGCAGAGGCAGCGCGCAAGGCTCATAACCTTGAGGACCTAGGATCGAAACCTAGTGCCGGTATTTTCCACTTCATGTGCTTTACAGAAGCGCTTCGTCATTGCTAACTGACGCTAAACTCAGCACACATCCTGTCGGTATGGCGCAGTGGCCTAGCGCGCAGGGGCATTCAAACCCTCCTGAGGTCCTTGGTTCGAATCCAAGTACGGACATTTGTCTAGCTGGACGTTAAACGCAGCAACACTTCACCGGCATGGCGCAGAGGAAGCGCGCGGGGCTCATAACCCCGAGGTCACTGGTTCGAACCCAGTTGCCGGTATTTTCCACTTCATGTGCTTTACAGAAGCGCTTCTCGTCATTGCTAACTGACGCTAAACTCAGCACTACCTGTCGGTATGGCGCAGTGGCCTAGCGCGCAGGGGCATTCAAACCCTCCTGAGGTCCTTGGTTCGAATCCAAGTACGGACATTTGTCTAGCTGGACGTTAAACGCAGCAACACTCCACCGGCATGGCGCAGAGGTAGCGCGCAAGGCTCATAACCTTGAGGACCTAGGATCGAAACCTAGTGCCGGTATTCTCACTTCGTGCGCTTTAAAGAAGCACACCGTCATTGCTAACTGACGTTAAACACAGCAAACCATACAAACACCGGTGTAGCGCAGAGGAAGCGCGCTGTTAAAACACCGTCTTCTACATTTTGACCACTCATGGTCCGACCTGAAGATGGTTATCGGATTACACCACAGAGGACGTAGGATCGAAACCTACCGCCGGTACCATTTCTTTTCGTGTGCTTTATCAGAATCACACCGTCATTGCTAAGTGACGTTACACACAGCAACACTCCACCGGCATGGCGCAGAGGTAGCGCGCAGGGCTCATAACCCTGAGGACCTAGGATCGAAACCTAGTGCCGGTATTTTCACTTCGCTTGGTTTATAAGAACCTTGACGTCTAGCTATGTTACGTTATACACAGCATCTTCTCACCACTCCCACGGCGGGCAGCTTATCGTCGGAAACCCTTTGACCTTCATCGGTACGAATTCTGATGATTATCTCATTCTCATTAAATGGCAGGCATAGGATCGATACCTATGGGTGGTATTCGTCCAGCTGGACGTTAAACGCAGCACAACACTCCGCCGGTGTAGCTCAGAGGAAGAGCGCTTAACGCCGTCTTCTACCTTTTCTACTCTTCTTGGGTACGATTTGATGATGGTTATCTGCTCATAACAGAGAGGTCGTAGGATCGAAACCTACCGCCGGCATTCGTCTTTCGCCACTTTATCAGAAGCGGCCATCTGTGCTCTATAGCACTATAACAACTTGTATTACCCGCGTAGCACAGAGGAAGTGCGCCGTAAAACACCGTCTTCTACTTCTTTACCCTTTGGGTACGTCTTGAGGATGGTTATCCCTTATAAGCCGGAGGTCGCCAGATCGAAACTGGCCGTGGGTAATCGTGGTTCTATGAACCACTCCTTTTTTTTTACACTCTACTTCTCTATACCCCTGTAGCTCCGCTGGAAGAGCACCGTCGCACGCTGATTATCCGCCGGTGGCCACAATATCGAAACTTGTTGGGGGTATCTTTCTCAATAAAAAATTCGCTTTTATTCCTCTTCACACTTGTCACTCGCGCGCGCTTAATCCACTTCGATGCTTTTTGTCTCTTCATTCCATCTCCCTATCTCCTCCGACGTCATCACGTCATACACCACGCCACTCGTTGAACGCAAGTACTTCACTCCATCGTACTCTATCTCCTCCACTTCCACTTCTTCTTCCAACTCCGCCACTTCTACGACCACTTCCACTTCTTTCTTCTTTGCTGCTTTCGCCTTCGGCTCTTTCTTCGGCTCTTCAGATGCTACCTTCGCTTCCGCGCCTCCTTCCACCGCCGCGGCGGCGGCGGCTACCGCTTTCTTCTTTGGCGCTGCCTTCTTCGCCTTCGGCTCTTCCTTCGCTTCCGCGCCTCCTTCCTCCACCTCCGCAGCGGTGGCTACTGCCTTCTTCTTTGGCGCTGCCTTCTTCGCCTTCGGCTCTTCTTTCGCTTCCGATGCCGCCTTCGGCTCTTCTTTCGCTTCCGCGCCTTCCACCACAACCTTGACTTCTTCCGCTTTCTTCTTTGGCGCTGCCTTCTTCGCCTTCGGCTCTTCTTTCGCTTCCGCGCCTCCTTCCTCCACCTCCACAGCGGTGGCTACTGCCTTCTTCTTTGGGGCTGCCTTCTTCGCCTTCGGCTCTTTCACTTCTTTCACAGTCACCTTCACTTCCGCTTCTTCTGCTCCTCCTTCTGTCGCTACCGCTACTTCTTGCTCTTCCTCTTTTGCTGCGGCTACGGCTACGCTTGGGGTCTTCTTCTTTCCGCCTTTCGCCTTCGGCTCTTTCTTCTCTTCCGCCTTCGCCTTCAACAGCTCCTTCATCGCACTCACCTCTCTCTCCAGCTCCAACAGCTCTCTCTTCATCTCATTCCTCAACTCTTCCTCGCTCTTTCCTGTCATCGACTTCATCATTCTCATTACGCTTTCCATCTCTTTCTTCTTATCTATCCTTTCTCCTCTTTCTTCTTTTACCTTTTCAATTTTTTTTACTTCTCTCTTCTTTCTCTCTCTTCTTTCTCTTTCTTTCTCTTCTTTCTCTTCCCCTATCGCTCCGGATCTACCTTCTTCCCTTTATACCTACGAACAATAATCCCTCCTTCGACCTTTTCGGTTATTTTTTCAGTTTCATCAATTTTAATTGATGATTTTTTCCTCGACGAAACTGGTTTAGATTTTGACGTAGTTGATGCGTCCATACTGAATAGATATACGATGTAATCGTTCCTTGTATATCTATATTTTATCACTTAATCTTTCAATTTATTCACGTATTTACTATTTGGTTGCCATTATTATCGGTTTGGATTTGTCCAAGTGGAATAGACGAATTACTTCGAATACTATGTGCGGGCGATACTGACGGTACGATATTTGCTGCCGCATGAGGTGGAGATTGCGAGTTGGCAGGAGGTGCCGCTGCCGCTGCCTGTGCCTGAGCCGCGGCCTGTGCCTGAGCCGCGGCCTGTGCCGCTGCCTGTGCCTGTAGCTGTTGATACATAAGCATTAATTGTGTATTATCTATAATTGGCGCCGTTGGTTGTATAGGGACAGATAATGATGGACTTTTTCGGACGGACGGGGATGGTTGATTATTAACGATCGGTACGATGGTTGGCTCAACAGGGTCGATGCTTTTATTATCATCGTCTCGTTGTTGTTGTTGGTCTTGGTCTTGGTCAATGGACATAATTTCAGCAGGTGGCTGTAATGGTGCGTCCTGCGAGGAAGCGTCATTTTGATTATTCGACGGACTCGCTTCACGACTTCCCTGACGACTCGCAAATTCATACTCATGTTCATTATTATGCGGATTTACCTTCACTTCGGTGAGCCCATTCACGAAATTGGGCTTCTTAACACGTTTATATTTACGATATTTGGCATTATAGACTTCTATGATGTCATCGTCAATCAACGGCGCGATGTCCTGCATATTTTTTATATCGGTTTTCACAATATTCATCATATTTTCCGCAGTAAGTCGTTGGTCTCTATGAAGCGTTAGTTCTACTTGTAATTTCTTCGAAATCTGAGAAAACTGTAAAGAGCAGATACGATGGGACTCGGCGCGTTTTGCCAATTGGAAGTATGTATCAACTGATTTGATAATACCAACAAATACACTTCCTACACCTAGAATAATATTCATCTGGTCGTATTGTAAATCAATACCCGTAATAAACCCAATCGCACTACTCAAAATAATTACCGGAATATTGATGTAATTCGACCGTTTGTTGTATTTTTCATATGACATTCGATGTAAAATAGAAAGCGATTCACATTCCTCCGAATGTTCTTTAAGTAGCCGTTCAAGATCAGTATTATATGTAATCGGTTTTGGCGGCATCATATACGTATATGCGGTATATGTATAGTTTTACATTTAAATTTTCTCTAAATAACCGAACTTTGTCCTCTCGGAAGAATAATCACAAAAATACCAACAGCAATAAACCATAATAGATAACTGATATAAAACACGAATTCTACATCGAAGAAATTCATAATCTGGACAATAATGCCACTTACGAAAAACAGCATGATAAAATTATAAAACTTATTATCGAATAACCCCATTCTCGTGTGTGTGTGTGTGTGTGTGTGTGTGTGTGTGTGTGTGTGTGTTACTATATATAACATCGGATATTTTACATAATAGTATAATCCGTGTATTCTGGCTCGTATGTATTTGGTATCTTCTCTGTATTCACTGCGTAGTATGAAAGTAACTGAAAGTTGTGATGGTCACATACGCACCATACCGGTCGCACTATTTTCTTCTTGTCATAGTAACCGTTATATATCGTGTCGAAGTCGACTGTCCAAGAATAATCATAACTGTATATGCTGTCATACATGTCATGATGATATACTTCTTGGGTTTGGCGATACTGATTGATTTTAGTCTCAAATATATTCTTTCGCTCAACATACTTCTTTACCGTATCAACATCATAATCGTCATCATTAAATGCCGTCTTCATTCTCTTTGTAAACACGGCATAACGCGAAATGCCTCCTTCCGTATTTCGTTCCTTATTTGTACTCTTGCTTGTATTGTGATAACATGCCCAATAATAAGAGTGGTCTAAAGATGTAAAATAATAAAATGGTCCAAACCTTGATATGAGCGGTTCGCGTTTTAATCCATACAATGCGGTGTTTCTCGCATAACATAATGTAGAACCGTAGTATAATATCATCGGTGCTTCAATATATTCCGTGTGAAATCTCTCGTTGCGACCTTTTACAAGCGTATCTGAATTCGGAATAGTTGCCTCAAGAAGTCCCATTGACGGATATGCGACAAATAAATCAACGGTGCCATCATGGATTGGGATCGACATATAACGTTTTTGATGAATAATTTCGGTTGTACATACCCAGTACCAGTTGGTTGGCTTCTGTAACGATAACTTCAACGGCTGTACGTCTTCTTCACGGAAATACTTCTCGTAAAAAATAAAACACTTTCCAGTAAGTTCGTCGTGAAGATATCCTCTATAACGAGATTTGCTTGTAAATAGATGCGTCATCACGTGTTCGCATTCTTTGCGTATATGTTTCTTGGGGGCGTGTTTATAATATGGTAATTTACATACAGAATTCTCGTAATAAAATAAAAACTCGAGAAATGGTGTCGCGCATTTGGTGTTTATTCGATAAATAACGAACTCGTACTGATGTATTTCTGGATTTTTCTCTGCGAATTCTTCTATATCATAGTCTAACTCATCCTCTATGAATTTATAACGGTGATGAAATCCGTCGGTACGAATACTGCCGTTTGTGGCAATATAATCGTGGTTATCTTCGCGATCTTCTTCTTTGACGGACTCGGTGTCGTCGGTGTCATTGTCGGTGGCGTCGGTGTCGTCGTTTGTGGTATTGCTAATTCTAGAGCGTGAGCGTGAGCGTGAGCGTGACTGCGACCTTGACCGTTGGCTGATGTCATCCTCGCTGTCGTCTTCTTCGTCTTCGTCTTTATCAACATTGTCCGATTTCGACACTTTAAATATCTCTCGCAAGGCCTTTTTTTTACCAGCACCGCCAATATAAAACATATTTGTTATGTAAAATACTTATATCTATATAACATATCTATTTATTTGATTTTGGGAATTTTCATTTTGATGGATTCGCGCGTTTTTTCTACACGGGATGACAGTAAAAATTCGGCAAGACTATTAACCTTTTCGACGTCGTCCTTGTAGTACGTAGTAAGTGCGGATTTCAACTGCCCATTATTAAGCGGTGCGCGAACCTTCGTCTTTGAATATACAATCCGACCATTTGCGATATCAAAACAGTCGATTTCATTCTTGCGCATGACATCTAAAAGCGACGCCGATACTTGTTGATGAATCAACTTTCGCTTCTTGATTTCAGCATTAAGTGCGCCAATCTCATTTTCCACGCGAACCCACTGACGTAGGTATTCTTTCAATTGCTCTTTCGTTACACTTGGCGTTACGTGCGTGTCGGGTGGAACGGCGATATCCACGCAGACCACTGGATGGAGCGTCGTCGGCGGCTCTTGCTTAATTTGGGTTATTTCTGGCGGTGAAACTGGAAGAGGATATTGTTGCGTCGTGTTCATTATGATTATGATTATGATTACACCTTTGAATATTTTAAATGGAACAAAATACGAATTAAATAATATGATAAATTATATAAAAACTATTTATTATATTATTTCATATTAGGCTAAACCATGAATGTTGATGAACTACTAAATAAAAATAAATTATTAGAAGAAGAAAATACTAAATTAGAGGAAAAATTAAAAGCAACCCAAGAACATCTCAAAAAATACACAGCACCAGCAAGTAGGCAAGTGTATTACGAAAAGAACAAAGAGGTTATCAAAGAACGGGTTAAAAAATATAATGAAGATAAAAATTATAAACCTACGCCAGAACAAAAAAAAGAATATAATAAACAATCATATTTGAAAAGAAAGGAAAAACTCAAAAATGAAATTGAAGAAAAATCTAAGAATGAAAACATTTAGGAATAAGTAATATTTTGTAAAAAAGACTTAGAATTATAATCTTTAGGTATAATATAGAATGGAAGAAAAAGTAAGACCGCCTGAGTTTTTCAAATCCATAAAAACCTCGTTGAAGAGCATACTAAAACGCCCTGAAATAAACACAGCCAAAATAAATGATGTTGTTATCAAGGCGCATAAGATTGTTATTCATACTTTACAGTTCCTAAAATTGTATTTACTGCATCATTATGATGAAAACCATCAAACATTACCTATTATTGATAAGAAGTTGGTAAATACTGTTATGAAAGTTATGTGTGGAGTAAAGGAAGAAAAAAGAGGAAGACCTCCTAATAAGGATACTGTTGAATTGAAAGATAAACTTACGATGTTCTATAATGAACATTATAAACCATATACACAAGATGATAAATTGGATTATACTTACATGAGCAACGTATTAGCATATCTAACCGAAGACATTATTACTATGTATGAAAATAACATACAACTACACTACGTGGATTATGTGGAACGCTTTGTAAATGTTGTTTGGAAAAAGAAAATTATTACTGAGAAGATAAGAAAGTTGTGTAAAACTAAAACAGAACGAGAAACAAGAATAAGAAGTCTTTGTAGCGAATTAAGAAAGATAAAAAATGATTTATTAACTGTAGATAAAACTGCTTATACTTCCAAATCCTATTACCATTCTTGGATAACAGAACAAAAGGAACGCATACTTCCAAATAAATCCAAATATCAAAAGGATAGCGTTTATTATGATTTGAAATGTAAAGTGATGGATTATTTTCCTTGTATGATAACGATGATGAAACAGGTTGAAAATGAGTTAGAAACCATAAGTAATGTATTTCCTTTACGAAGTGGAATAACACCCAGTTATATCCGTTTGGATACTATTACGTTGGTTAATTTGCTTTTACGAAAAGAACAAGGAAACAAAGGAGATTATACTGACGAAGGAAACACAAAAAAGCACGAGGATAAAATATGGGAATTCTTTTTTCGCACAGAACGAAAATTATTTACCAAGACAGGTTATTCATTCCATCACATGATTTCTACTGATGGCGTTGGAGTAAGTATTTTATTTTTACGGAAAGACTTGGTTGGTAATAAGATACCGAATATCAAAAAGAACGCATCCAAAGAATTATATATTGATGAATTGACTGATTATACTGATTTACAAAATAAAAAAATAGTTGGAATCGATCCGGGCAAAGAAGATTTGATTTATTGCGTAGATGGTGCTTCCAAAGACGCAAATATATTTAGGTATTCTCAAAATCAACGAAGAAACGAAACAAAACTGAAAAAATACAATAATATTATTCTTGCTATGAAAACAAATAAAATACAAGGAAAGACAATTATAGAATATGAAACGGAACTGTCTAATTTCAATAGGAAAACATTAAACCTTGATAGGTTCAAAGAATATATACAATCAAAAAACAGAATAAACCATATTTTATTTGGATTTTATGAGAAGCAACTATTTCGTAAATTGAAGTTTGGTAGGTATATCAACACAAAACGAAGTGAAATAAAAATGATTAACAACTTCCAAAAAATATTTGGAAATCCAGAAGATGTTGTAATTTGTATTGGAGACTGGGAACAAAAGAAACAAATGAAGTTCAAAGAACCAACCTTGGGAAAAGGAATTCGGACTTTATTCAGGAAGAACAATTATAAGGTGTTTTTAGTGGATGAATTTAGAACCAGTTGTAAATGTTCCAATTGTAATGGTGGTATATGTGAGAAATTCAGGATACGAAAAAATCCAAGACCAAACAAGCATGATATGCGGTTGGTTCATGGGCTACTACGCTGTAAGAGCGGTTGTGGTTTATGGAACAGAGACCGTAACGGTTCATCAAACATCTACAAGATAGCAGAAACATCTATAAATAAATTAGACACACCAAGTTATCTAAGTAGAACAAGTAATCAAGCAGTTTTATCGAATTGCTATAAACAAACTATACAAGGGGATGAAAAACCCAACCTTAAACTAATTAAAGTGAAACGACTAAAAATTGTTCCATTTTAAATGTGCGAGGGTGTATAAGGCACAAAAAAATGTATCATTATTTTCGCGGTCTTTGCGCTAAACGATACGCGGGTTTGCGATGGTCGCATTCTTTATCGATAATATGGAAATCAACCGCCGACGCATTACCTCCCGTGATCGAACTTGCGAGGCGCGCATACCCCCACGACTGCGGTGTCTGATTGGGTCGAGAACCCGATGAATAATAAGCCCCCTCTCCTTTTCGGACGATTTGCCGCAATCCTTTCAATGAACATCCGGATCGGGTCGATAATTCTCTCGTAGGCCGTATATTCTGAATACGATACAACCGCCGCGCAGTATCTACATGTTTAGACGGTTTTGACTTGAATGACTTCACGGATTTTCGCGTATAATATTTACGTTGTTTATACAATCGCCTCGATTTGGTGAGTTCGTTGCGTTGTCGGGTCCGGTCTCTCCGCGATAATGTAGGCGGCAGATACCGTTTGATGAAATTCATGATATACCGGATTGACCTTATTCGATTATACTATTATTTTTTATTATTTTTTATTATTTTTTTGTGTGATTTGCGCACTCGTCTTAATTGTTTGCGCCGAGTTATGCGATATCTACCACGCCCGCCGGTAGTAGGGGTCGGATCTTCTATTACAAACCTAAGATTGAACGATGGTACAAATTTCTCCTCCAATCCATCGTGAAATACATAAGTATAGTTATATTGAGGAGGAGGAGGAGGTTGGATTTGGGGATCTACCTCTGTAGTATGGGTATCTACACGTAAGTACTTTCCTAATTTAACACCATTCGTAGAAAATTTATATGATTTAGTTTTGTCTAATTCCTCCGCTGTTACCATTTATTTGTTATAATATAATACTATATATTATTTTATCGTAGTATTATAAAATGCTGAAACGTGCTCGCTTGACTTTGATGGCTGATGTCCATAACAACAACAAAAATGCGTCCTATACCGCGGGTTCTGGTGTGGGGGCTTCATCTATATCTGTTCGGCGCGCGAAATTATTAAATGCGGCTCCTCCGGTCGCTTCTCTCTGCCGGCTTCAGCCTGTTACCGGCAACTCTCGCGCGAATAATGTATTCATGAAGATGTAGATGTAGATGTAGATGTAGAGACTCATTATAGTAAATACATAATAATTATTATGTTAGTCTATTTTCCGTCGATTCGGCGGCTATGATTGAGTATGCTATTTTTATATTGTTATTACATTTTTCTACGCATTCAGTCACATAATTATCCCAAGTGGTTTCATGATAATAATGAGTATTATCATCTAATTCTCTAACAAAACAAACGCCTTTATTTACATACCGTTGTAAATAGTCATTAAATATATTTTTAATACTAATATTGAACGGCCGGTCGCCTCCGAATATATATATTATTTCTGTTTTTTTATAAACTGTATGTACTATCGACTCAAACTTATCAAACGTCACCTCTTCATCTGGTCCAACAGGACCAAATATGATATAATCATAATATTTATTTTTTATTTTATATTCAATATTATCTCTATCAATCGCAATGTTATCTTCAATATGTAAGTTGAATTGACATTTATTATATAGACTATCTATTTTTGGAAAATCTACAAAATTACTACCCATGGTAGTTCTTAAACCATAAGCTAAAGTCATCATAGAATAATTCATACTATTTTTAGTTATCATCAATATTTTTTGTGTGTTATTGTATTTATTTAAACCATTTAACCCATTTAACCGATTAATTAGGCCTATAAAATTTTCAGCAGCCTTTTCAGAAGTTAAATTATTTATTGTATAAGTGTTTAGTTCTTCTATATATTTTTTAAATGTATTGACATCGGTAGGGTTAGTTTTTAAACTTTCTATTGCCTTTTTTACAATAGATTTTGGAAATGTTTGCATAGTGCTATTTGGAATATCATCTATGCCAATATAATAAGGTATAGAATTATTTGCTAGTATTTCATAATGTCTTAGACAGTCATATCCACCTTTTTTATATGTAAAAGAAAAATAGCTGTCACTATAATTATTATTATAACTAACCTCGTCTTTGTAAATATATGTTTTGTTGTCGCCGGGAATTAAGGGCGAATATAACTGCCGATGATCTTTTACTGTATCAATACTCTTTACGCATTTTACACCCTTGAAGATTTAAAACGCCGTTTTTGACGGCAAAATTAAATCAACAAGTTAGTAATGGCGAATCGCACGCCTTTACACGCTTATCGCTCTTGCGAGGTTTCACGGCAATTTTTTCTGGTTTGAAACATACTGGTCTTTCTTCTCCTTTATATTGATTGAGAAGCAATCCTAATATGTTTTTGGAAGCGTTGATATCCCTATCCATACAGCATAATTTACACTCGTTGGTTTTACAACGGATTACACTATGGATATTAGACATTCTTGCTATGGGTTCTAAAACTCCCTTATTTTTCCTACGAATACGGTTTCTGTATAACTCTATTGGATTATTACACGAGGAACACGTTTTACTGGTATTGTATTCATCTATTCCAATAACCTTACAATACTTACGAAGTTCTCGTTTCAATCGTATAATGGGTGTGGTTGGGTGTGATTTTACTAAACCATGTTGTTGTGAAAAATCACCAAAACCTACTAATGTTTTAACATTTTTACCTCCTCCTATGCGTTCGCATATTTTTGCTAATGTTGATTTGCTTCTACAATAGGAGGTGAAGTTCAAATTACGAAAACCCTTTTCTGTATGAAATTCTGTAAATGTTCGCATTCGTGGAAACACATATTTGAAATATTCCTTCATTACACTTGTCTTACTTGTTTTTATTGTTGGTATGAGTTTCCACTCTTCATAATCTTCCCATCTCTTATACAATCCAACACGTTTTTTACAGGCATAAATCATTTTGCTTTTATGGCGATATTCCTTTGTTGATACTTGAATAACTTTATCGTTTGTATCATACGAAGTAATCAACATGCGCACACCAGGGTCTATCCCTAAAAAGTTATCGTATTGTTGTTCTGTGTAATCACTAACGGGTTTTTCAGATTGAGTAGGTTTTCTCATTTGTAATACAACACTTTTACCATCTGTTAGAATAGTCCATCCAAACTTCTTGTTTTTTGTTTCATACTTATTGATATTGAAAAGTTCCCTCCAATACTTTTCGCTGTTTTCAGCAAACTGTTTCACATCTAAACCACTTTCAACATCACTATTTTCTACTTTTAGTTTTTTTGCTATGTATTTTAGTGTGTTTTCCAACCCAGCATTACAAATAGTAATATGTGATTGTGTGAAACCGTGTTTGTGTGGTAATAAAGTAAATGTTCTTACTCCTTTTGTATATGGATATTTTTCAAACTCCTTCAAAATAGAATAGTAAATCTTTACAAAGTGGTTGGAATATTTCACGATGTTTGCTTCCGTAGGTGTGTATTTCAACCATTCACGCATATACAAAATAAAGGTGTTCTTTCCTTCGTAGGTTGGTTCGTAAATATCCTTTAACCAGTGATACACAACCGCATTATCAGTTTCACCAGTTCGTAATTTCAAATATTTACGAAACCGATTGTAAAAGTTCAGTTTCAAATGATTATTCGTCATCGTGAGTTGTAATTTATTCAGGTTGGTAATGTATCCTAAACACAAATAATCACGAGCAGGTAAATCATCCGTTATATACTCTTTCATCTGTGAAAAACTTTCATATAGTTCGGTGGTTGTATCAGTAGTATCCTTTGTGTATTTAAGTTGTGAGACCATGCAACACGCTTGATAAAAAAGATTTTGTTTTATTTCTGGTAAAGGTTTATGTTCTTCTAAAAGACGTGTAAAGTGGAAGTTTATCAACTTGTATGATAAAAAACAAATAGTATTTATCTTAGGTAAAATATCCTCAACAATCGCATCTGCTAACAGATTGTTTTTACAGAATGATTTCCACGAACTTTTGATACATGTAAAATCAATATTCTTATTGTCTTCCTTACGTTGTTTCACGTCATCCCTAACAACTTTTACTTTTGGGTTTTTGATGGTGGTTTCCTCCTTTTTCTTTTTTTTCATTTTATATACTTACTAAATATTTTATTTTTAAGTTGTTTGTTTATTAATAAATAACTTAATTATTCCTAAATATTCTATATTTTGAAGTTGATATAGATTTTCCATTCTCAAATCCAATCAATATTGGCGATGCTTCAAATTTATATCCTTGCTTTCGTAATATACCACGCAGAATATTTATATATGGACGCTTACACGTTGGGTTTGGTTTGTATGGTGTTAAACAACTTACAGCAAAATACTTTTTAATTTCATCTTTCATATCCAATATTTTTGTTTGCTTTTCAATATCATTCTCCAATTCATTCAATAAAATAGAATGATTTTCATCTAATTCTAAAATGCTAATCAGTCTATCACATATATTTTCTCTTTCTGTATTGTATTTTGTTTCTAATTTTTCACGCATTTATTCAGTTATAATATATCATGATTTTGTTTTTATATTATTATCATTATTTATATTTCTTCAACGTTCTTCTCCGTGTTGAATGTTTTGATGGTAGTTTGAATTGTTCCTTATCATAAGCATAGTTGAAATAATTTTTATAATTTTCAGGTTTTACTTTTGCGATTGCATTTTCTACCGATTTATTCAATTCATTATACCGTAGCACACTTTTATTCTGTTTGAGATAATGCTTGACTTGGTTAAAAAACGCTTCTATTGGATTTGTGACTGGTGTATAAGGCACAGAATGTAAATATTGATTACCACTTTCGGTAATAGCGTCCCATACATAATTATTTCTGTGTCCCCCAGCATTATCCATAACGATTAGATGGTCTTTGTATTTTCTAAATATACATTCCTTCATAAACTCAACCAATCGCTCCTTATTCATAGCACCCTTTTCAAACATAGTCCAACCGATACATTTAGTGTTACTGATTGCTACTAATAATGTATATTTACGAAACATAAAAGTATCATTAGTTTTGAATACACACCGCCTACCTAATTCGCACCTTGAATATTCATTCATCATAACCGGACGTATAGCAGTTTCATCAATACTGATAATTTTATTTATAGGGTATTTACTAATCCCACTATAAAACTTACTCAATTCAGTTTGCTTGAAAATCGGTTTATCATACCGTATATTAGGAAAATGTGAATGGCGCGTTCGTTTCCTTGTTTTGTTATTTTCTCGTATAATTGTCCCGAGATGTTGTGGTGAAATATCTAATGTTTTATGTTTCTTTTGTAATTGATATTGAAGTTCATTCATCGTAATCTGTTCGTTTTCTTTGAGTAATTGTAAAGCATCTTTAACATGTTCTTGTGTAATTTTATAGGAAACGGCAACGCGATTGTTTCGTGTAATGTTATGTTGTGTTTTGTATTTTTCAATCCATCGTTTCAAACTTCTTTCACTACATTTGAATATTTTACAGGTATTTACAAATGAACTTTCATTTTCTAAATGAAACTTAACAGCAGTAATCTTATAATCTTCGCTTTTATGTGAGGGCATTCAGTATATATACTATGAATAAATATATTGAAAACGGCATTTTAAATCTTCAAGGGTTTAAAGGTATAGAATACGACAAAGGATAGACATAAGAAATCTTATAATTTTCATAAATATTTCTAATATGCGGTTCATACCATTTATCTTGAATATCACCTTTATTGTATTCAAAATTCCAATATTTTATATCATAAGATGTAGTTGGCCATCCTCCTGGTAAATTAGATATATTATCTGGATATGCGAATTCGTCATATTTGATATTATAGCCTAATAAAGATAATACTTGATTCGCGCAATGAATAAACACGCATGTTGTAGGATGATTTTGTGTAAAAAAAAGTTTATGTTTTTTTACATGGGTTTTTATAAATTCACTTACTTTTACATCACATGATGTTTCTTTCTCTCTAAGAATTTCAATAGATTGATTAAACCTATTTTCGTAATCAAAATCAATCACTCCGTTTGAATACATTTGCATAACATCATTGAATGAATACCCCTGAGACTTTAACTGTTCAATCGGTTTTCTATTCACATATTTATCTATATTAGGATAATTACCGATGTAACCATCAATATTTGCTGGAGGAATTAAAATCCATAATGCCGAATTATATATATAAGGAAATGATATCGTTTTACACTCGGGTGATAAATAAGACATTATATTACTTTCTATACTTGGATCGGTAGAATATATGCCATGAATTTTATCTATTGGTTGATAGATAAATATGTCGGCCTTTTTTATAATATCAACGGGTATAGTCCCTTTGTATTTTATTAATGAATAATTTTCTAAATGATATTCGCGTATATCATTTATTGATTTTTTTAAAAAATAATTTATTCCCGAATGTTGACAGTTACTATAATATACAATATTTACCATTTCATATATTATAGTATAATTATTCAGCATATCAAACGAAATTTATCATCATAACTACTTTACATTGTGTGTAATAGCGATACCTTTCTCATAATGTGCTTTACAAAATGCGGGTAGTCCTACATCTAAAGTATCAGCTGTTCCTGTAGAATCTGTTTTTGGAATCCACAACGATTTTTTACAAGGACATCCTTTACGCGGTCCAGATAATAACAAAAATGAGCACACAGTAGTTGCCGGATTATGATGTGATATAATAACATTTTCATCACATACATTCACCATTGTCTTTTCGTTTGTATTCGACTTCATATTTGTTTGTGACCTTTGTTTTTGTCGAGATACTTTATGACTGGTTGTTTCGAGCTTATTCAAATGCTTGTTACATAGAATCAAGTCGTGTTTTTCATTATACATACATAACGCGCGACATGAATTGTCGTCGTGTTCCGAGGTACCGCCGCCTGACATAAACTTTTCATACTCACATGATACACTGGGTAGCGCCAAGTTAGACGGGAAATTTACATACTTTACTTTACATACATCAGGGTATGGATAATATGGAAGTATATAGGGTGTTTTCGCACGACAATATGGACATTTTATTTCGTTGTAATTCAACTTTGTAGTTTCGAGATTATATGAACTATTATACAAAACAGACGTTACATTACTCGTCTGGTTAGTCGGGAGGGTCGTTGGCGCAGATGACGCAATCGCTGGCTTGGTGTAAGTTGTAATTATCTTCGTCGAGAGATTTTTAGGCAATAGAGAGCACTTTTGAAATAATACTTCCTTGAACAAAGGAACATAATTAAATCGATGGCCACAATTTAATGTCACATGGTCCTTGCGTAGTTTTTCATCGGTGATAAGGCATCGCGGTTCTTCGACCGATAAAGATAGAGCGGATGTCGGCGCGGATGCGTTGGCTCTTCCGATTTGCTTCAACTCTTTGAAAAAATCAATTCCGTCTTCGATTTCATATGTAATACCAATACTCATTTCATCTATGAATATAACATTGAGTTTTTTTTATATTCATATAGTTATATTTCATAGAAACGTACTCCGTATCCGTATTCCGTATCCGTATATAATGGTTTCAAAAAGCGTATGGGGCCCATGCGTATGGTATCTATTCCATACACTTGCGTATAAGGCTGTTCCGGAAAACTTCGCAGAAATAAAGACCGAGTTAATACAATATATACAACGTATTTGCGCGAATTTACCATGTCCGGAGTGCACACAACATGCGACTGATTATATGAAATCAAATTCACGCGTTATCGCATCAATCACTACAAAGGAACAACTTCATTACTTCTTGGTGGATTTTCATAATTCGGTCAATGTGCGCAAACAAAAACCAGCTGTTACTTACGAGCAAGCGAATGAAAAATATAAGCGCGCTAAAACATCGGATGTTGTCCAATATTTTTTCCAGATATATGGCGATCGTTCAAATGGGGGCAACCTGAAAATGTTCACCAACGGACTCCATAAGAAGTTGTTGCTCTCGGATTTTTCTGCGTGGATGGTCCATAATTATTCCAAATTTTATAATTAGCAGCATATAGGCGTTCTTTACATCGCGGCCTAATGGCATAAGTTTTGTTGATTCGCAACGACCGAAATTACGCGAATGCGTAAATGAGGGAGTGGAGAATCAACAAAAAACTAGAGATCCTGTATCACCTGACCATTCTTATAAACCGAGCATTTGAATGTCTGGTTTTGCGGGCGCTTACACACCACATTATTGCTCGTCAGGTCGTTGAAAAACAGAAGACTCTCGAAATTGTTGAACTTCAACAAGAAGTACCAGACCGCGCCGAGAGATAACCCGACGACACCACCAATCGTAATACCACGAGGAACCGTACAGAAATACTGGAGTTTCACATACGCATCTACTGCGAATATACTCACAATCGTGCCAACAATCCAGAAGTTGATTTGATTATTACTCAACATGGGAAGCAGTAGATACATCAGCGTAAACCCGATAAACATGCTGTTATAATTCGGGACGTTATACCTCGAAGGTATAAGAGGGAATTCTACGAGATTACATATCGGACCTTCATTGATAAGAGGTTCGCTTCCCATCACCATACTTACCATATAATTAATGACCGACGCGATTAGCACACCACCTAGATATATCATTCCTTTAATGTTCTGGTTGAATATTGAAACAAGAACAAGAAAAGTGCCTAAAAATAATGGTGCGAATATACTGAATATTTGGACGACATTCGAAAATGTAAGTTGAAGTGTCATTATATCTGTTATATACTCGTAGTATTATAATCTATGATGACCCGATAAATTGATATATAAACACATTAACTTATAGAATATAATCGTCGTCATCGTAGTCGTCGTAGTCGTAGTCGTCGTCGTCATCGCGTGAAATGGGTATTCCAAGTTATTTCTCAAATATTGTAAAACGTCACAAGTCCATCATTAAAAAGCTGGCGGGTCTTCCACAAATCCACAATCTTTACATGGATACGAATGGCCTCATTTATGATGCGGTTCGCGTGGTTGGATCAAGCAAAGGTATATCAAATCAGGAATATGAAGACCTAATTATCGACACAGTATGTAATAAAATCAGCGAATATGCTGCGTTGTTCCGCCCGTCAGAAAAGGTATTGATTGCGTTTGATGGCGTCGCTCCTGTTGCTAAATTGAATCAACAACGCGAGAGGCGATATAAATCGTGGTTTACCACAGTTGTTGAGCAGACGATTACTCAAAAAAATGCGTTACTGGATCCTTTGTCGCCCCCTGTCGTCGCTCATAAAGCATGGAATACCTCCGCAATCACGCCTGGGACATTATTCATGAACAAACTAAATACTCGAATGCGCGATTATTGTGAAGTGAAGGCGCGCGAAATCGGGAATACCGTTGCCTATATTTATTCAGGTAGCGATATTGCGGGCGAGGGCGAGCACAAAATATTCGAGTATATCCGCGAGAATGCGAAATATCACAAAGATACAACTACGCTTATCTATGGTCTGGATGCGGATTTGATTATGCTTTGCTTGAACCATCTTCACGTCTCTCAAAACATCTATTTGTATCGTGACACGCCGGAATTTATCCAGTCGTTGGATAGCACGCTTTCCTGTAACGACAATTATTACTTGGATATTCCGGAATTTGCGTGTTCGCTCGAGGCGATTATGCGCGAAACGAAAGAAAATGGTGTTGCGTCAGATATTAGCACCATGTATGTATCTGATGCTAAGACGGTGGCGGCGGCGGCGAGGGCGGCGGCGGCGTCGGGGGCGGATACTGGCCCTTCACATGTAACACCAGAAGTCATTGCGGCGATTGATGATTATATTGCGATGACATTCATGCTTGGAAACGATTTCATGCCGCACTTTCCGTCTTTGAATTTACGAACCAACGGAATGACCGTGTTACTTCAGACGTATGCAAATATGTTCAAAAATAGTAAAGATTATTTGGTTACGCGTGCGTCCGGCAGACCCGTTATCGTGTGGAAAACAATGCGCGCGTTCATAGGTCTCTTGGCGGAAACCGAGCATAACCGGTTTATGAATGAACACAAGACCCGTGACCGTCAAGGTAAGCAGAGATTCGGTGGTGGCGGTGGCGGTGGTGGCGGTGGCGGCGGGAAAACCGACCTCAGAGGCGGCGGTGGCGGCGGAGGAGGTTGCGAAGGCGCGACACCACCCGTGGTCGTTGATATTCGCGACCTTACAAAAGTCGCGTGTAAGCGAGTTGTTGAGTTGGTGGCGAATGTCGAGAAGTGCCATTCTCTCAACGACTTCATGACAATCCCGATGCAGGAGCGAGCAGTAGAGAAATATATCGACCCATTTCGCGAGAATTGGGAGTTCAGATACTATGACGCATTGTTTGATGTTGATATTTATGCGAAGAGCGGGCGCGGCGCCTCCACGACAATCGACCGGCTTCAGATGATTTGCGTTAATTATATCGAAGGTTTAGAATGGACGATGCGGTATTATTCGACCGGTTGCGTGGATTGGCGATGGACCTACAAATATGCTTATGCGCCGCTTCTTGTCGATTTGATGCGTTATATGCCGCATCTGGATACCGCGTTGTTCGCAAATGCTACAGAGGTGAAGAACCCAGTCCGTGATTTAGTCCAGCTTTGTTACGTCCTCCCGATGTGGTCACATGGTTTATTGCCTACGGTGTTGGCGGAGAAGTTGAAGCGGTATTACTCACACTATTACTGCGATAAGCTGGACTTCAAGTGGTCGTATTGCAAGTATTTCTGGGAGGCGCATACCGAGTTGCCGCATATCCGGATTTCCGACTTGGAGAAGGTGGTTGAGGGGATGTAGGTGGTGGTTTGAATTGAATGGTTGTCGTGATGCGCGGGTGCTCGCGGCGAATTATCTATATTTTTTATTATATCGTGAGTATAATAAAAATGATTGAGTATCTTCCTCTAGTCACCGTGGCTGGGACGATGATATATGCGGTAATACACGACATATACGTTGAATTGAGTGAGGTGGCGAGTTGGTGAGAATCTTATTGGGTATTTTCACGTTTTACCATCTGAAAGGGATAATGACGTTATCGTAATCATTTACACATTTTCACAAGTACGCTATACGCTAATTTACATCATAAAACAAGTGGATTGTTTCAATTGTTTTGTTTGTTGTATTTGTTGGATTCGTCCAATAACATATTTGGTCTTTCAATGTATTTAATCGTTGCGTCCATTCGCACTTTTTTGATTTTTTAATAACGCATATTCCGTTTTTGTCTAGACCCCAACACGAACTTATTTTTGTTCCATTTTCTTCATAATCGTCTGGATTAAATCTTATAAATACAATCGGAGTATGTCCTACATCTTGTGATAATTCCATAATACGTTTGTTTTCACAACTACAATCATAATCCGCGTGTTGGGTTTCATCAATTTCTACAATAATAACCTGATACCCTAAATCCAATAACAAATCGGGACGTTTTTTTGAACAACCACCACTTACTTGTTTATCGGCAATCCATGTTAAACCTTGAAATGTGGTTTTTACGAACTCGGCAACTGCGTGTTCTTTGGTTTTGTAATTTCGCGATACCGGTTTGTCTGGAAACAAGTGCATATAACAATGTAAACAATATCCATCATATTTTTCTTGAACACGGGTTGAACACCAACTGCTTTTACACGTTGGATGTCTTACATCTACCATTTCGTCCAATTTATGGATTGAGCAATATAATGCTTTCGTATTGCCTTCGTTATTATAATTTGGTTGTTTTTTACATCCTGCGTGAATACACGTTCGATTTTTTACATTAATCATTCCATCCAATTTATGTGATGAGCAATATAATACTTTCGTCGCGCCTTCGGTATTAAATGCTGGTTGTTTTTTACATCCTGCGTGAATACACGTTTGACTTCTTACATCCAACATTTTATCCAATTTATGGGCTGAGCAATATAATGCCGTCATATTGCCTTCGTTATTAAATGCTGGGCGTGTTTTACATCCTGCGTGAATACACGTTGGGTTTTTTACATCAAACATTTCATCCAATTTATGTGCCGAGCAATATATTCCTTTTGTCTCGCCTTCAGTATTAAATACTGGGCGTGTTTTACATCCTGCGTAAATACACGTTGGATGGTTTACATTCAACATTCCATCCAATTTATGGGATGAGCAATATAACGCTTTCGTCGCGCCTTCAGTATTATAATTTGGTTGTTTTTTACATCCTGCGTGAATACACGTTGGATGTCTTACATTAATCATCCCATTCAATTTATGAGCAGAGCAATATAACGCTTTCGTCGCGCCTTCGGTATTAAATACTGGGCGTATTTTACAACCTGCGTGAATACACATTTGTGGTTATCTATTAATAATAAACAAATTATTTAATCAATTTTATGTTTAATTGACATTTCACTCTACTAAGTTATTACGTTCGATTACCGTTTCTTTGGCAATGTTCCGGACAACCTTTGTTATGTTTTCATCATCACCATCTTGTGCATGTCTCGATAATTTCATATAAACGTCATTAGCATGACTATCGCTATTTTCGCATTCTGGGTGTTGCTTAGCCCATTCATTAAGGATTAATACATTCTTATGCCCAACCCTTTTGACGGCATCAATCATCTTCTGAGAGTTTATGTCTTCGCGCTCCCATTTGTCATCCTCCCTTACATACAACACCTCGCGCTTACGGTCAGTACAATGAATCGGCCGTTTATGAACATCGGTGTTTTTAAGATTATCGATAAATATACTTGACATACCTTTAACGAATCCGTTACGTCCGACCATTTCCATATCTTCCGTCGACAACTCAATCGAATTCACGAATTCTTTCATGTTCATCGCATCTTTACACTTTTCATTCAGAAATAGGTTGATACTGAAGTGGTTATTATCCCCTTTATGATTATATATGTTGTTCGTAACAGAGGCCGCATTATTTGTATTATTTTTACATATTTCTATTAATTTATTGTGGGTCTCTTGTTGGGTTGCTATCAACTCTTGTTGATTTTTTACAACATCAACAATCATCTGTTTGAACACGACGTTTTCTTGTAAGAATGTACTGATCATATTCATAACGTTGGCGTCGGTTGGGTTCGTTATTTGCGATTGTTCTGGTATCGTACCGTTACATGTTTTCATATGACGAGACAATCCCGATGAATAGGAATATCCAATCCCGCAATACTTACATGTTTGAACCTTATTGAATACATGGGTTATCTTCTTCGGAGTAATATATCCATTATATGTTCGTTTTGGTCTATTGGGTTTATCAGTTATATTCAATACTATTTCGTCTTCGGTTTCAACGTTGTGATTTTCGGTATTATCTAAATGTGATAGATTGCAATTTGCAATATGCTTCTTAGTTTGAATATGTTTTTTATAGTCGTATCGATTGGATGTATAAAACTTACAAGTATCGCAAGAAAATAACATTATTATAAATACAATATATAATATATTTAATTTCATTATACGCACATGTATTTACAGTCTTGCGTTTTTTATACGTAATCGCCGACAGTGTGCTACACTATCTCGTCTTACGATTTTTAACAGTATAGTTGCGCACTACACGAATAATCGAGTTATACCTTATCGTTATCAAAATGATAACGTCTGTTATCATTTACAAAAAATGTCCGTTTTTCGGGGGGTCGTCGAACCGCCTTCCGCGGCGGCATTTTAAAAAGTCAGTAACAGTTTTTTCGGACAAAACAATACGTTTGTGAGCATGTCAGTCACAAGCGTGTTTTTGTGTGTTGTTTCAAAAGTCTCGGCCGCTATAGCCAAAATAGACATTTATAAAATGTCCAAGTTTTTAGGTAAAAAACGCAGCCTGATAGTTATTTATATGGATACATACCTGACGATATATGCTGTGACGTATGGTATTTCTCGCAAAGTTACCATTTTATAAAAATGTCCATTTTTGGCACCATCGGCCGAAGGCCGTCTATTGATTCCAAGCCGAATATTTTCGGCCAATAACCAACAATTCCATTCCATTAGGTTGTCCATGATATGTAGATTTTTATATTTTTTCACATTTTCAAACCGAATATTTTCGGCGGAAAAGTACCCGTTCCATTCCATTAGGTTGTCCATGATATGTAGATTTTTATATTTTTTCACATTTTCAAACCGAATATTTTCGGCCAATAACCAACAAATCAGACTTTCGTCGTTCTTCCAGAACCCGCCATTTTGTATTACACCGTTCGGTACGTATTCTATTATATTCCCCATTCCATTCTCCGTGAAATGACCATCTTCGACATTATCCTCATGACTTTCATTACATCGATTCCAATCCTGTATACATTCCCGATGATACTTGCGCATCTTTTCAAAATTCAAGGCTATAAAATTACGGATCAAACCGAATGTAACCAGCTGATAAACAAGTTGAACATCAAGCGCGCAGTTTTCTTCAATAACGGAAAGCCATTCGGACTTTTTTACGGGAAGTGGTATATAGGTTCTATTACTTCGAATAATTCACAGCATGGAAGCCAA